TTTATCATTTTTAAAACCCTTGAGCGTCTTGTGTAGTGGCTGGTATTCTAAGTGATGTTCCTGCTGGTATGTTGTTTGTGGTTAGATTATTAGTTCGTGCTATGAACCACCATAATGATGAATCACCATAAAACCTTACGGCTAAATTATCACATCTATCACCTTCTTGTGCAATGAAATAACTATCACTATTTTTTTCTTCTACTTTTTTATAAACAGTAGTAGCATAATATGATTTTTTATTTTTTATTGGTTTTTTTGTATTTTCGTATCTAGCCATTTTGATTTATCCCATAAAATGTTGTACCTAATCTTGGAGCTCTGTCGTGAATCACTTGGTATCCAATCGTTGCATTAACGTGTCTTGGAACTCTTTTACCAACTGCTGTTTCATACGTTGATGAATTGTCAACTGCGTAAGATATAGATTTTATATATCCTAATTGTTCTTTATTTTGTTTTCCAAACAATTCACCCATTCTTAATTTTGTTAATGGTGGTTTCATTCTATTACCATATCCATCTTCACCCTCATTTATGTATTCAGGATAACACAATGAAGTTAATCTATCCATTTTTTTATAAATCATTTCCAATTCATCAGGTGTTTGTGCGACTAATTTTAATGTCATTGAAATTTCTCTTTCAGCTCTTTCATAAGTCCAAACAGGTTCACTTCTTCCAATGTAATTATGTGGAGCATAAGATGGTGAAATGTTTTCTGTTAATCCTTCAATGTATGCTCTGAAAAATATATAAGTATTGTCTCTTAAATCTTTGAAGTAAAATGGCATTCCATTTTCTATGGATTCAACATTCACTCTATTACTGGTAATATCTTGAACATTACCAGTTGGCATTCCATTTTCATCTAAACCTATTGTGGTTATGCCCTCACTTTTTAATGTAACACCTGTAATCATTTGAGCCAATGTCATTTTATCACCTGATTTTACTATTGGATTTCTAGTCTTAAGCCCACCAGCTATTGGAAAATTAGTTCCAACATCAACAATCGCCTCTTGTCTATTAAAAAATGATAAATTTATATTTGGAAGTGAACCTAAATTATCAGGATATTGAGATTCAAAATCACCCAATAGATTTGGAAACAACGTATCTTTTCTTATTTTAAAATTAGGTGTTGTTCCAGTTAATCTTGCTGCAGCTGCACCTATACTTGATAAAGGATTGTAAAATGGAGCATGCCTTTGTGGAGATTTTCCGATAGCATAATTATTACCAGAATCATCAGTCAATGGATATTCACTTTTTGAAATTAAACCTAATAAATTTTGTCTAGCAACGAATTGAAGACCTGCAGGTGATGATGTAAATTTACCTAATCTAATCGCATCAGTTATGCCTCTGATTATTGGAACTTCTCGACTACCCGCGTTTTGAATCACACTACCAATTTTACTTACGATATAAGGTTCACCAGCACCTAATCCTAAAAATGGACTTCTACTAAAACTAAATAAATTCGCATCTTTATTACTACTTCTAATATCTAATTTATCTCTGTTAACATTAGGGTAAGATATTGGAACTATTCCTTTGTGTCCTGGTTCATCAAGTGGTGTGTGGTCTGAATTATAAAGTTTGTCCCAACTTAAACCATCAAGAAAAGATTTACCACCAGTTATACCTTGTGGGTCAAATGGTAAATTCAAAGGTGTGAATGGTAATTGATTATTTCCAACAGCTGTTGAGAAATCTGTTGGATTTGTTGCAATGAATCTTGTTGGTTGAGGTGGTGAATCAAACAATTGTGTCCCATTTCTACTAATGATTATATTTGATGAAAAATCATCAATACTATCAGTCAAATCATCTTCAAATACACTTTTTAAATTCTCTAAACCCATTATGCCATTCCCTCAACTGCATCTGCAAATCTTGTAGCTTGACTATCCACTTTACTACCCACTTCTGCTAATGCTCTTTCATTTGATTTAGAAGCTCTAATGGTTTCTTCAACAAGTGGTTTAATCGCATCTGAAATAAATTCACCCATCTTTTCAATTGGCATAATCGCTTCTTGTGGATGAACATTAACTAATCCCTCTTGTGTTGTGATACCACCTTCTTGTGCTGAAGGTATACTAGAATACAATCCAGCGATAGCTACTCCAGCAAGTGCAGTACCTATAGTAGCACCGATTGGATTTAATGCGTAAGCTGCTGCTATCTGTGCACCTGCAATGGTTAAAGACCTACCAGCCATAGCACCAAGTCCTAAGACTAAAGCAGGTATTAATAATTTTGACTCAGCTAAGAATCCAGTGAAGTTCGCAACTCCTCTAACTATTGTATTTAATGTTGGGCCTACTTGTTCTGCTAATTGCATTCCAATCATTTTAAAATCTGCTAATAATTGTGCTGTTCCTGTAATGGTTTCTTCTGGTATTTCATTCTCTGCAGTTAATCTATTGATTTCACCTTGTAAAGTTAATTGTTCCCCTTGTCTTGAAACTAATTTTTGTATACTGGCTACATCCATACCCAAAGCTGATGCCAATGCGTCTCTTTGTATTCTATTTAATTTATTAAATTCTGCCTCTGTTCCAACTTGTTTTACTAATTCTTCTTGTAATCCCTCTATATCATTTGCTAATGATAATTCCCTAGCTCTTTGTAAATTAACATCTCTACCTAAAAGTATTGAAGCCTCTATTTCAGCATTTAATGAATCTTGGAAACTTAATAATTTATCTGCCGTTTTAGCTACATCACCTAAATTTATTCCAAGTTTTCTCGCTTGAACTGCTGCTCTTAATAAATTCTCACCACCATCTTTTGAAAATCTTGCAAATACTTCTGTGTCAGCTGCTATATCGGATAAAACTTTATCAGGTGCAACATCGTTTGCAATCGCTAGTTGTCTAGCTCCTAATAATAAATTTTCAGCTTGGTCACCAGTTAATCCTTGTGTTTGTGTAAATAATCCAACTAACTTACTAGCTTCATCGGTTGACATACCAGTTGAAGCTGTTATTCTACCTACATTTCTAACTAATTTACTTGACTCTTCCACACTTAAACCAAAACTATTAGCTATATTTGAAACAGTTGTTTGTGCGTCTTTACTTGATAAACCTAATTGTATAAATTCTTGATTTGCACCAGCTAATTCATCTCTGAATTTAGTAACACCAATACCACCAAATTGTTCAGCTATTGTTTCTTGTTGTGAATTAAAAACACCTAATAATGCTATGGCTGCTGTTAATGGATTCGCTACAAATCCTTTGATTGAAGCACCCACCCCACCAAATGTTGAATCTAATAATGTAGCATTTGCTATTGCACCTGCGATTAAGTCGTTAACTTGAGTTTGATAACCTATCTCTTTTATTTTATTCTTGACAATATCTTGTTCAACTTTATAAATATCTGCTACAGAATCGTGCTCTATTTCCAATAATCTATTTACTTCTGAGGTTAAATCAACTTGTATATCGGTTAACTTATTTACATCACCTTCAGCATTTTTAATATCCGTTAATTGTTTAAGTCTATTTTCAGTAGTAGAGTCTAAAACTTTTCCTAGTTGAATTTGTTTTTCTTGAAGTTTTAGAGTGTCCTCAATTCGTTGATTCAATTGTTCTTGAAGTTGTTTTTTAGTTGGCATTTTTATTCTCTATTTTATAAAATCACTTAATTTGTATTTACTAAGTTTCACTTTTTTTCCTAAACCAAACTTTTTTCTATATGCATTTATTCCATCTTCTATATCTTGAACACCTCTGTTTAAATCTTTAAATCCAGACATTATTTTTTTGTCTTTTCTGAGTAGTTTTTCTGCTTTGGAAGGAAATCCTAATAATCTAGCTAATTTACTAAAGAAGTTTTCAGATAAGATGTTTTCATTATTCATATATGATTTTTTCTTTGACACATTATTCTCCTATTTAGATGTATCTATTCATATATAAATATCAAATTTGTTAAAAATTATCTTTTAAATCTTGGATTGATTGATGGTTTTGATACCTTTGACCTTTGATTAGCTTTTTTGATTTGTTCATTTTCTTTTGTACGAGTATCTGATAATTGTTTATAATAAAAATTCCTTAAATATACAGGCATATTATATACATCGGAATGAATAAATCCCTTACCATAATACATTAATTGAAAAATTTGCTCGTGAAGTTTTGGTTTATCTTGAGGCGTCAGGCCAAAAAAACCCAACCGTCATAGGTATATCAACCTTGACGGACTCCCCTTCTATTTCTATTTCTTGAGATAATTCAATATCAGGTGTTACCTCTCTGATTTCACTTCTTAAATGCATTGAATCTCTTGCGAGTAAATTTTGAACAAAGTTATTTATTGTAGCTTGTGAATCATCACCATCAACTGATATAATGGTGTGTCTTAACCTTGTAGTTAATTCAGGTTTTACCTCAGCATTAATTTTTTCTGAAGCTTTTAATTCTTCATTTATTAAAATTTCCTCTTTACCAGTTAATAACTTAAATGTTACTTTTTTCTTTGATATTGGTAAAGTAACTTCAAATTTATTCTCTGTAATTTCATTAGGTACTTTTTTAAATGGACAATCCGCTAAATTAAAAGTTTTGTTTATTTTTTTACCTGTTGGAGTTGTTACCTCACAAGTGTATTCTGGACCATAGGCCAAAACTCTAGCCGCTACCATTACAGCATTTTTGTCACCTAATATTAAATCATCTGATTTAACACCAGGTGTTAAAATTAAAGAATCCATTAATCTATCAATCACCACACCTTTTTTAATTAAATTCTGTGATGTTAGAATATCCTCTTCTTTAGCCGTCATATATTTAATTTCTATTTTTCCATTAGAACAAGGATGTTCTTTTGGATATAACTTACCTTCACTTGGTAAATCAATCATTTCACTTGGGAATTTGTTCTCTGACATTTTATACCTCCAATGCTCTTCTGAACCAACCTAACCAAAATTTCTCTTGATTTGGTTTATCTATAACTATGTTTGCAAATCTTAAAACTCTGTATGCTCTTACTCTATCTAATGATATTTTTTGTATAGCATTCAATGTAGCTGGTCCTAAACCACCATCTACTTCAATTTTGTTTCTGTTTTTAGAATTAGCAGCTTGTTGTAAAACCTTAACAGCTCCTCTTCTACCAAAATTAACACACATATCAAAATAAATATGTCTTAATTGTGGGGGAACATCATCACACTTACCTCGTCTCCAATAGTCTGTATGATATATTTTCTTAGCTTGTTCTTTGGTAAGATTTTTAATGTCCACATCAGGATACCATCTTTTAGCGATTCCATATTTGGTTTCACCACCAGCATCATCAGGGTCATTCACATAACCACCTTCGTGTTCTAAAACTATTTCTATTATTTCGTCAAATGTTGTTTTCATAATAACATCTCCATATATAAATATATATAAAATAAAAAAACCCTCGATTTTTATTTCAAGGGTTTTCTCATATATTAGTTTAAGTATTTATTAGAATTTAAGGATTGCGTAATCATATCTTAATGTTAATGATATTTCAACAGGGTCTGATGAGTCAAATGCTAAGTCACCAAAGTTAGCTGATTGAATATACGCACCTTTTAGTTCCCATTCTTCAACCACAGCACCTACTGGGTCTAAAAGGTTAAATGTAATATCTTTTTTATAGAAATCAGAATATCCATCTCTACCAGTAACTGATTCGTGGTGTAATCTTACCCATTCAATCACTTGTTGAGCAGCTGATGGAACAACTGGGTCATATAACATAATTTCTAAAGGTTGCCATCTTGACTTACCTTTAACGTATCTTGTTACGTTCATATGCTCTAATACTACTTCATCTGATTCAATTGATGGTCTATTCATTGACTTAATCAAATAAGCGTTGATACCATCGATTTGCATAATAAATCTATTTTTGAGCTTTGGCTCAAAGGGTGTAAACATAATATCTTGTGGTTCTAATAATTCGGCCATTTAATTTCTCCTATTAAATACTTAAACCTTTACTTTCATATATAAATATTAAAATTTATAAAAAAAAGGGATTTATATTTAAATAAATCCCTTTTCTTTTAGTTATTTATTAACTATTACTCTGGAAAAGAAGCACCAGTTGGTTGTATTGTAAAGTCTAATACAATAAACTCAGCAGTTCTTGTAGGTTGTAAGAATAATTGTCCGACTAATTGATTTCTATCAATTGTATCAGGTGTATTATTCGTTTCATCCATCACTACTCTGAATGCACTCAATCCACTTTGTGATTGAACTTGTTCTAAGAATGGATTAACAATTCCTAAGAATCTTCTTCGTGTTGCCGATGTATTTTGTTCAAATACAAGGAATCTTGAAGAAGAAGCTATGAACTTCTTAACTCTGATTAATAATCGTCTTACATTGATTCTATCCAACGCACTTGCTTTTTTCTGTAATGTTTTTTGTCCAAACACCGTTACCCCTTGTCCAGGGAATGTTGCGATTGGATTAATATTACTATCATATAAATCATCACGATTACCTTGAGTTAGTTTTCTCTCAGCTTGAATAGCAGTTGTAATTCCACCACGATTCAATCCAGCAGGAGCGAACCACGGGTGTGCAACTCTATCATTGAATGCGTAAACACCACCTAATACTACTGATGGTGGCACCCATCTTTGAGTTCCAGCAACTTGTGAATCAGGTACTTTAACCCATGGCCAATACATAGCTGCGAAGTTTGAATCTCTAGCTTCACCTCTTGTAGTAGCTGCTGTTAATGTTGAAGCATAAGGAACCGGGTCAATAATTGCAAAACAATCACCTCTTGATTCACATACATCAATAGCTTTAGCCGTAATAGAAGAATGTAAAGAGTCTATAATACCTGGCATTAAGATTAAATTAATATCAAATTCATCTTGGTTTGCAAGTAAGTCAAGAGCTTCTTCATATGCATTTTTACCATCATCTGCTACAGTTGGGTCAAATCCTTGTGAATTTTGTGCTACGATGTTTTCATAAAATACTGCTCTAGGAGCCCGAGTAGAATCACCATTAAAATGCCCTAAAGCATTAAATCCACTATGTCCATCTGAAGCACCAGTGAATCCACCATTTAGTGAACCACTACCAACTTGAGGTAATGATTGAGATATATGACCACCATTTACAGGTATGTCACTTACATTCCCATTCTCATCTAAATAATCAATTGTAGGTGTACTAACACTTTTAACTCTTACAAATCTTGAAGCGTTTGCAAATGAACCAGTTAATTGTAAGTATTTTGTACTTCCCTCTGTTTTAACTTGTTGTTTTTGGTCTCCAATAACTTTTGAAATAAAGTTAGGTGAATTAGGGTCTAATGTTATATTATTAAATGATTCAAGTATTTGTTTTCTTTTAACATTATCATTACCAGCCCTAATTGTTAAATTAAAAGTACCTTTTTTATCATTTTTAGAAACAACTTCATATCTAACATTATGTTTTGAACCACTAACTAAAACATTATTTACTCTAGCAGTTGCATTACCATTATTCATTATTGTACCATCAGCTAATGTTTCTAATGTGAAACAAGTTGTAGTAGTTCCAGCAGAAACAGTACCACCAGTAATGTTAAATGAACCACCTTTACCTGCTACACCACCACCAACTCCAGAACCTGCCGGAGCAGTTGTAAATGAACTTGGAGCACCAGCAGAAGCTGTTAGGAATGTAGTATTATTTGCAGCTGTTCCTGCTAATGAAGCCGTAAGTGCTAATTGCCCATTTGATTGTGAAACTGCTGTCACATTTAATCCTGAAACAGCGTTAATCTCAGTTACAAGATTGGTTATATGTGCTCCTCTCGTAGCACCATTGACAAAGAATCTGATTGAATCATCAGATGAATCTCCACCACCATCACCAGAAGCTATGAATTTAAATTCACTACTTCCTTGTGTTATTTTATAAACTTCTCCAATACCTGTTTTAAATGTAGTTGCAGATACAGAACCAGTAGCTTTATTGACACCAGATGTTACGCTTGAATTTGTAGTAACAACATCAGCGGTAGCTGGTCCAAAACCTTGTGAACCATCTGCCATTATTCTAACAACAGTTAGTGTGTCTGAATTTTTTAAATATTCTTCAGCTGCATGTGAGGTTAAGAATTGGACTGAATCCGAACCCGTTCTAAACGTATCTCCAAATTTCGCTTGGAAATCAGAAAATGATGTTACAACGGTTGGGATTCCTGCAGGACCTTTAAGTGTTGGTCCAATGAGTGCAGCTCCAATATCAGCCACAGCAGCCGGTAAAAACGTCTGGTCTATTTCATTCGTAAATACACCGGGACTTATAATTTTTTCGGCCATTGAATTTCTCCTAAGTTAACTTTTTTAATTTTTTGAGGTAAATACTATCTTTTGCGCATTAGTATTATTCATATATAAATATACGACTTAATCCCCAAACGATAATTTTTTTTTGATTATTAAGATTTATTTTCAACTGGTGTAAACACACCTGTTTCAGAGTTTAATGAACCCTCACCATATTTTTCAGTGATTGCTTCAAGAAATTTCTTTTCTTCTTCTTGAATTGATTTTAAAGAGTTTTCTAAGTCAATTTCTTGTTCATCTAATCTGATTTGAGCCATTTTTAATTGTCCGAATTGATTTTGAACATTGGCATAGTTTTGTTGTATACCTTGAACTTGACTCATTTCTTCTTCTGTGAACTTTACTTCTTCTGGCATTATAACCTCCATTAATTAATGTTTCATATATAAATATATATAAATTTTCAAAACGAGTGATTTATTTTCCCACTTGTTTATCTGTAGCGTCACCCTCTTGTGTAAAGGTAACTCGTGATGGTGTTGTGAATTTTTTCATATTTGATATTTTGTTTGTAATTACTGAATTTAAATATTCTGGTAATAAATAAGCTTTTGAGGTAACACTAAATGTTGATTTGATAAATCTTTCACCATCTTGATTCATTTCTGATGCGTCTGATACACTATCAATTGTACATAAGAATTTGTTATTCGTTCCATCACCCCAATATGTATGTGATTGGTCTACGAAAGATTCTACTAATGGATTCATTTGTTCAATGAAATTTGTCCATAGAACAAATTCATAAGTTATGTCTGCGTAGTTTGGCATTCCAGTAGTGATTACATCATAAACTGGTTGAACTCCTTCTTGAACTGAAAATCTATCATATTGATTGTCTTTACTCCATTTATTTGTTCTAACCACATCAATATAATTTCTTCCAACATCATGTGGAAAAGATTGGCCTGATAAATCATTTCTTGAAACCTCTGTTCTTCTTAACATAATTAATGGTAAGATTAATGAATTATTTTTGTCTCTTAATACTCCTCTTTTTCTAACCGCTTTCCATCTTTCTTCGTTTCCATAATAAACAGGTATTTTTAAAGTTTCATTAGCTTCTCTAACTCTTGGTTTCATCACATTCTTAACGTGATTCAAAACTGCAGTATCAACATCTTTTAAAGTAATGGAATAATTATCAGCAAAGTTATTACCTGGTATGATGGTTGTTTCCCTATTACCACGAATTGTAGTTCCTTTGGTAGATACCTCATTAGCTCTATTGACTAATTCTCTATTCACCACACCTTTGTTTGTAATTTTATTTACTGCCATTTCGTCTTCTCAGTTTTTTTAATTTATCCAATTTATTATTCACTTTACCTTTTACCTCTTCTGATTTAATACTACTCATATCAGCTTTACCAATTGCAATTTCTTTCTTAATATCTACCTCAATGGCTTTCACACCTGTTTGACTATTGGAATCAAAGTTATCCAACTTATTCATCAACTTACCCATCATCTGTTCCATTTGTAAATTACCATTTGGTTCAGGTATATAGGTATGTTTTCTTTCACCATAGACATCTTCATCATCTTGAACATTACCACTCACTTCAATCTTTGGTTTAGGTGTTTCTTTGTAGTTTGGATTTGAAGTATCAAACTTTGTAATTTTCTTATGTGTGATTTGTTGAACAGCCATTGGTTATCCTTAAACACTTATATCTGTTGTATCAATAAAGTAATTTTGTAATTTTAAAACTTCACCATTAGTTAAAGCTCTATCATAAATAGCTAATTCATACATATGTCCTTTAAATCCTGTAAATGTGTTGTCATCACCTAATCTTTGGATTTTATGAACTATGTTTTCATCATAATTATTATTTGTTCCCATTGATGTTGTGTTTAAATACCATTCAACTTGTCCATACCCATCATCACTATTGAATGGTTTTTTTCTACAAGTTAATAAAAGTTTAGCACCTTCATTAATAACACCAGCGTCTTTAGTGATTTGAGAAGTTACATTATTCGTTCCATCATTAGCCACTACTTTTAAAATGGCTCTATTGTCAGCTGCAAATTGAACTGTGATTTGGTCGTTATCTTCTGAATCTATTAAAAGATGATGAAAATGAACACCGTTATCAGCTGTCATATTCACCACAAAGAAAGTTGTAAATTCACTAGCGTTAATATCATTAGTGAATATATAATTGTCATTCGTAGCTGCCTCATCTCTTCTTTTAAATAAAAGACTATTTTCTGAAGAATTGTATTCAGGTAGATTTGTACTAGCGGATTGTATTAAATTATTTTTATTTCCACTTAAATCATTCCAAGTTGCAACTTCATCACCATCAGAATGAGTAGAGGAAAATCCAGCGTTAAGTGTTGAATAATAACCTTGTAAATTTTCAATTTTTAATGGTTCTAATCTTAAATCAGGTGCATCTCCTCTACCAGTACTAAAATGTCTATATTCATTTAAATTAGCTTTATTAGAAATTCTTGACTCATCAGCTATTTCTTGACTTTCATTGAAAATCGCTAACTTATTATTGTTTATATCTAGTAATTTTAATTTTCTGTTTTCATTAAATATTTGTTTAGCCATTGTTTCATCTAATTGAAACAAGTAATTACTCTCTGGTATTTCTAACCATTGATTCCAAGTTAGTTTTTTATCACCTTGTTTTTCTCTAGCTATCTCTGTTAATGTTCCAACTAATTTAAAGGTGCTTAAAGTATTTACATCTTTCATATATTTTTCAAATTCACCCTTATTATCAACAACTATGTTTTGAAAACTTTCTGCATTTTGTAACTTTCTTTCTAATATAGAATTTTCGTATGAAAGACTTGAAAGATGTTTAACCTCACTTGAAAGTGAACGAACTTGATGATTTAAATTTTTTATTTCATCTTTTTTATTTCTTAACTCTTCTCTTACATTTTCATTAACTTTAACATCTTTTCTTAAAACACCAATTAAATCTTTAGCCTCTTTTAATTTATTTAAAGACTCTTTCAATTTAGTTTTATAATTGTCAATCTTGTCATTTTTAGATACCAACGCTTTTTCATATGTATCTAAATTATTCACATACTCTTGATATACTCTTTTTCTTTCTGTCTTAACTTCATTAACAACTTTTTTACTATTTTTAGTTTCGTGATTTAATTTGTAATTTAACTTATTAAGTTTTTCATTCAATTGTTTATTAAGTTTTTTAGCCTTTTCAATCACTCCATCTTTATAAGAAATTCTATCTTGTAATTTATTTATTTTTTCGTGTAATGGATTGAATTGTGAATTGATTTCTTTTATAGTATTTTCTTTTAATTGTAATTCATTAATGTAATCTTTTTCTTTAATTGAAAAAGCTCCATCTTCAAATTTCTTTGCAGTATTTAATTCTTGAACAAGAAAGTTTTTTTCTTTTTCTAAATTCAAAACCTGATTTGATAGACTTTGTGCCTCTAATTCTAACTTATCAATAATTTTTTGTTTACTTTCAATCTTGTCTTCGTATTGAGAAGTTATTGGTTTTCCACTAAATCTTTCTTTTAAAATATCTAAACTCATTAATTATTACCTCTTCTTTTAAATCTTTTAATTTGAGCTGGTGTTCTACCAGTTCTTTCCAATATTTTATTTTTCTTTCTTCTTTCTTGTTTTCTTAATTTAGCTGCTTTGTTTGGCATTATCTTGGCCTTTCTTCTATTTGTAATGATGATAACCTTGAACGATGTGCTGTCGCTACAATGTTGTGTTTAAAGTTTGGATGTCCTCCGAATAATTGTGGTTCTGTTGTTCCATTGATTTCCCAATAATAATCATTCCAATCCACAATGTCACCAATTTCAGGATAGAAATTCAATGAACCACTTGATAGATTTTCTCTTTGGAAAAACATTTCAATTGAAGAATTTAAATCAGCACCAAACTCATCTTGTATGATTTCTGGTTCATTGTAATTTATCAAACAATTGACTCTGAATCCAATATCATAATATTTAGCAGTTGATTCACCATACAAATTGTCTTCCGTTCTATCAACATTTACTTTATAAATATCAACAGATTGTCCGACAATTTCGTCAATCAATTCTTCATTCATTTGATTGATTAAATCAAATTCTTTTTGTGGTATAAAAAATGGTTTTGTTTGACTCATTTAATTATCCTATGTATATTTTCAATGGTGCTTTATTCAATACCTCTTGTTGAGCATTTGCTACTTCTTGTTCTGTCAACGCTTGTTCTTTCTTACTAACATTTTCTAAGAATGTGCTCAATTCCTCTAATAAATTTGCCTTTTCTTCTCTACCCTCTGATTTCAATGCTTCACCATCCATAGATACTTCACCATTTGGTAATGGTAATGAAGCGTATTTACTTCTGATAATTCCTAATAATTCTTTTGCTAATGCTAATGTGTATTTACGAATCCAATTTCTACCCATTGAATTTATTTCCGAATAGGTAATAAATTTATATGGAATGTTTGATGGGTCGGATACTTTAGCTACTGTGTAATCTTGTGTTACATCAATTCTATCATTTCTTTTGTAATAATGAAAGTATATTTTTTCACCAGCGTCATCTGATTCTGGTCTTGGAAAAATTCTTAATTTATTATTTATTAATTCAAATGAATACGCTGCTTTTCTAACTAAATCATTTGTTTCAATTGCATTTGCTCTAGCTAAATCATATGATATTGGTCTTAATATATAAGATACTGCTGGTGATACATTACCGAATCCAAATGAATCCAATAATTCAATGTTATCATAAGTTCCAGCGAATGGGTCGTAGAATTTAGATATAGCAGCAGGACCTTGATTAAACACTCGTTGTATTTCTAATCTATTTCCACTTCCAATACTTGATTCTAAACTAGCCTCAGTTGGTAAATCATAAACTTGTTGAGAACCTGTCAATACAATTGAACCTGTAAACATAGTAGCATTACCACCAACATTTACAGCTTGTCCGTATTGTTCTGATAAAGTGAATAAAGACATTCCACCATTTGGAGTTTCAGCTTGATGTGAACCCGTTGAACTAAAATTAGAACCAGTAGTAGTATTTCCATAATGTTCCCACATCCAATTTCTTGTATTATAATGATTAATTTGTTGTGAATATTCCGATACTGCCTCTTCAAAACAAGCATACATTGAACCACTATTAAATTCCAACTGCATAACTGGATGTCCAAGTTTACTAGCTACATATTTACAAACTGTTAAACTATCGGTTTGAAATTCTGAATCTGCGTCGTATATTCCGTGTGGTGTTGAACCAGTAACCTCTAAAGCTGATGATGGTTCTACATATAAAAATTCAAATTTTGACATTAATATTCTCCAAATGGGTATAATTCTTCATATATAAATATCAAAGAAAACAAAAAAGGGTGAGAAATAAATCCCACCCTTTTGAGTTATTGTTTTTAAGGTTTAGTTATTATACAGTTGTTCCATAGAACTCTATTTTAATTACACCCGCTGAATAATCACCATCTGTAGCTGCACCAGCAACTAAATAAAAATATTGATTAGCCGATGGGAAACCAGTAATTGCCCAATATTCTTTTTCTGCTGCCAAATCACCATTATTTAATAAAGTACCATTGTTAGTACCAGCTGATAATGCTGAATCTTCTGCAAGAGTTGCTTCATCTGCAAATGCTAAATTGATGTCTGGGTCACCACCCGCAGGTGTTTCAATACAAGACATTTCAACTGCAAACAAAGTACCCATTACATCTGTTGTATATTGTCCAATGTTAGCACTAGCCGCACCATCGTTACCAATAATATCATCAGCTGCAGTTGAACGAATACCTGTTAAGTCAATCAATACAGTAGTTTTAGTTATTCCACCTAAGTCTTGAGCCCAACTTTTAAATAAAGCTGCGTCTGAAAAACCAGAACCGGCTACTAAACCTGTATTTCCATTTAACTTTACTTTACCAGTGGCTGCTCCACCATCTACCAAAGATACAGCACTTTCTCTTTTCGTTACTTTATATTTTCCTATTCTGTTTGCCATTTTTTATTCTCCTAATGTTGAGTCACTACTCTCAGGATTGTTAATTTTTTTATACTAATGGTGTTTAGTGACTACTTCCACTAGTAAATTA